ACTTTGTTATAGCCCCGCGGCGTTCCCCGGTAGCTCAGTGGTAGAGCAACCGGCTGTTAACCGGTTGGTCGCTGGTTCGAATCCGGCCCGGGGAGCCAAATTTTTCAAACACTTAGCAGAAGCCCTTCGGGGCTATTTTAGTATCAAGGTACGCCATAGGCACGAGGGCTGAAACCCGCCGGCCGCACCGTGGCGACCGGCGGGGATCGTGGTCAAGCTTTCCGCTTGCCACCCTTCCGCGCGGGATGCACTGCAAGGAAAGCCTCATCCTCTGCGATCGCGCGCTTGACCTGATCGGGCGACGCATTGCCGAGCGCAAACAGGCCACCGCGGCGTAGCCGGCAGATTTTCAAGTTCAGCGCCGCTCGATCCGGCGCCGGTGTCAGCAACAGCACCCGCGTCGCTTCGTGCAGCTTTTCCGCCGCAGTCATTCGATCGCTGTCCTTCAAGGGCTGATTTTTCAGCGCCTCGGCAACGCCTCGCGCCTGCGCAATCTCGCACCACGTGACGAAATCGTGCAGCCGCTCGAGGTATTGCATCGCGATCTCCGCGCGCTTCCATGCCGCTCTGCGCTCGGCGCGCAAGCGGCTGTTGTTTGCCGGCGATAGCGGCGCGTCGACATCCGGGCTGCGAAGCTCGCGAACATGGCCTCGCGTGCCTTGCGTCTGCGGCACGAGTTGAATGATATCCGCGCTCATGACGCCACCGCCTTCCGCTCGATCGTCTTGAGCGCGTCAATGATGTGCTTCAAGAATGCGAAGCCGGTGACATCGATCCCGTCGTCATCGGTCATTTCCGGCCAATCACAGGCGGACGAACACCATCGGGGCTTGTCGGGTAGTGCGACGCCGCCCTCATTGAAGCTGAGAACGTAGTCGACCAGCGCAAATATCCCGGCGCGCGTTGTTGGCTTCGTTTCCAGCAAGGCGGCGCCTGCATCCTCCTGCGCGTCGCGTGCCGCATTGTCGGCCGCAACCGCCGCGGCATGATTCGGATCGCTGGGCGCGACCACGGCATAGGCGGCGCCGGCCGCGAGCTTGCGCAGCTCAGCTTCGCGGTGCCGCTCGATCAAGGTGAAGATCGGGTCGGGCTGAATCGGTGCCGTGTGTACGGAACCGTTTTCCGCCTTCGCGGCGATGAGTGCAGCGGCACCGAGCGCAGCACCGCCGGCCAGGGCGGCCGCGGTTCCGGTCAGGATCGATCGTCGTGAGGTGTCGGACATGGCAGTTCTCCATAGGATTGTGGGAGAACGCCAGCCAAGGCGGCGGCATGCCGGGCAGTGTTTTTGCTATGATGGATTCGGTCATCGTTCGCTCTAGACCAGCGTTCGGTGGCAAGTCCCGGCCCGGCGTTCACAGCGTCGGGTCGGGGCGCTCGAATCATGGCTTATTCGGCATCCGCATTCAAGCCGTCCCGGCGCACGGCGCACGGAATGCTCGTGGCGGCTACCACCCCACCAAAACACTGCCGGCGCGCTCTGCGGCCCGTTTCCGTTTGCGGTTAAGATCGGGCCGAAAGAGGCGCACGAATGATCGGCTATCTCGGAGAACAAAATGAATGGCACGACCGACCCTAGGCAGGACGTACTCGACCACTACCGAGCGATTATACAGCAGAAATATCCCAGCCGAATTGCAGGATGGCCGCTGTTATCCGGCTGCGATAGGTTGGCAGGCGTATTCGGAGAAGCGACTGTTTTTATTTACAAGCACACCGGCAATCCAGTCATGACTTCATCATCTGGACTTGGTGATCTTGCTCCTGCTCAGCTCGGCGGCATCACTGAGCTACGTCCAGACAATCTGGAAAAGGCCAGACAGGCGATAATTGCATCCGCAATCTTGGCGCGCTTCGGCAGTCCATCCATGAGAACAGAAAATGAACGGGAATCGCGGCTGGTCAAGCCGCTAGATGCGGTATGCTTGGCGCCGTCAGTACTCAATCGAGCTTCCTTCTGTGTGCAATCTGTATTCCGTCACCAAAGGCCAGGCGGCGATCATCGCGCTCGCTCGCGCTATGCGCGATCGCACCGGCAATCTGCGGCCGCTGCCCGGCATTTTTCCCGACTACATGGCGCCGATCGTTCGCAATGGCACGGACGGCAAGCGTGAGCTCGTGATGGCGCGGTGGGGAATGCCGTCATCGCAAAAAGCGCTTCTGGACGCGGCGACCGCAAGAGCGGACAAGATGCGCGCGAAAGGCAAAGACGTTGCCGATTTCAAGGAATTGCTCCGCATGGAGCCGGACGGCGGCGTGACCAACATTCGCAATACCTCGAGCAAGCATTGGAAGCGCTGGCTTGGAATCGAAAATCGCTGCCTCGTGCCGTTCACATCCTTCAGCGAGTTCAACAAGAACGCTGGTGGCTACGTGTGGTTTGCTTTTGACGAAAGCCGGCCGCTCGCCTTTTTTGCGGGAATCTGGACGAACTGGACTTCGGTTCGCAAAGTGAAGGAAGGCGAGACCACCAATGACCTTTTCGGATTTCTGACGACCGAGCCCAACGACGTTGTCGGCGCCGTCCATCCCAAGGCGATGCCCGTGATCCTGTGCGAGCACGATCAGGTCGACACCTGGTTGAGCGCACCCGTAGAGGAAGCGTTGAAGCTGCAGCGTCCACTACCGGACGGCGCCCTGCGGCTTGTCGCGACCGGCCAGAGAAAAGACGAAACGGTCGCGGCTTGATGGCGAGCGGCTTCGAAAAATCTCCCGACTATGGCGGCCCCGAGCCGCGATGGCCCACGCTCGTTTTGTGGCTGACAGCTGTCGCGGTGATCGTTGCCGCATTCGTGTCGAAGCTGGTTTAGTTGCCATCCCAATCAGAGAAGCGCCAAATAGATCGGATCATCTTGCGAAGCCGCCATCACAGCACGCGCACGTTCACAGCACAGGGCTTGCCGTTGCGTTCACCTTCGTCGAACTCGACGCGCTGGCCGGGCTTCAGATAGTCGCTCGCGCCCTTGATCTGCGAGCAATGCGTGAACAGGTCGGTGCTATCGTCGTCGCGGGCGATGAAGCCGAAGCCGCGGTCATCAACCCATTTTTTCACTGTTCCGTTGGCCATCTCTTTCGCCTCTTTCGTGACTGAATTCCGGCAGCGCGCCGGGGGAAACGCGCTGCCGGCCTTATTTGCGGCGTACATCCGGCCGCGATCAGAGAAGTTTCAGGAACTTCACCGCGTCGTTGTTCATCGGGGCGCCGTAGACGCGGCGGCGCACGTAGAACTTGGTCATGCCCGGCGTGGTGACCTCGTCGACCGTGATATGCAGGTCGCCGCGGTCGATCAGCTCATAGCCCTCGTCGAAATTGCCGAAGGCGATCGGGAACGCGCCGCCGACCGGGTCCGGCATCTGCTCCCAGACTTCGACCGGATAGCCGAGCAACAGGGCGGGCTGACCGGCCTGCAGGCTCGGCTGGAAGATATAATCGCCGGTGCCGGACGCCTTCAGCTTGCGGATCGCGCCGACCGTGTTGGAATTCATCGCCCAGGCGGCGCCGGACCGATATTCCGAGTTCAGCGCATAGACGAGGTCAATCAGCGCGTCGCCATCGGGGCCCGCCGGCGAATTGTCGCCGCCGAGGATATACTGATAGGCCGCGGCGGCGCGCTTCACGGTGGCGTCGTCCGCCGTGGTCACCGGCGTGGTGTTCAGCATGCCGGTCGGTTTGTTCGAGCCGTCGCCGCTGATGACGGCGGCGCCTTCGAGCTGCGCAAAGCGGCGGGAGCAAGAGCGCACCAGCCATTTCGACACGTCGAAGAAGACATCTTCGAGCGACCAGTTCGAAGCCTTCGGATAGGCGTAGATTTCACCGCCGGTCGGCGCCACTTCGCGAAGAAGCGGTGTATCGGTCTCGGTGACAGAGCCGCTTTCCGAGCGCCATCCGCCCTCGGCGCCGCCGATGTCGATCAGCCGCTTGATATCACTGGTGCCAGCGCGGCCGACATTCACCAGGCGACGGACTGGCGAAAGCTTGATCTGCATTTCACGGATGCGCCGGCCGATTTCCTCCGGCACCGCGTAGCCCCCTGCTGAGGGCGTCGCGATCGAGACCGATTTCGCCTGCGTCTCGAATTCCGAAAGCTTGCGGTTCGTCTCCGGATGCTTCGGCTTCCGGATCCACGCATCGAACAGCTTCATGTGTTCCCGGCTTTCGGCCGTCTCGCCATCACCGCCGGTCTTGCCCGGAGTGCTCTTGCGCGCTTCGATCTCTTCGATGCGTTCCTGCATCTCGTCGAAACGGTCGCCGGATTTCTTGTCGATCGCTTCGAGGCGATCGAGAACCGCCTTGTCTCGCTCCGCTAGCGCGGCCGCGAATTTCTGTTCGTCAAGCATTGGAGGATGATCCTTTTCGGATATGTGCGGCGCTCTTTTCCAGCAGCGCGGCGAGTTGATCGGCTACCTCGTCGTCCTCCGAACGCCCGACGGCAGTATTCCAGCCCGCGGCCAGCCGCCGGGCCAATCTCTTCGAGAAGCCATGCCCCTTCAGAAACCGTTCGTAGGCGATGGCATCCTGGATTTCGTTTGCAGCCTGCGAGGTGGATTTCACGCTCAGAATGCGCGCCTCGGTGTTCATCGGCATGCCGACCAGCGATACCTCGAACAGCTTCACGTCCTTCAGGACGCGAGCGCCGTTCTCATAGTCCGCATCACGAGTCGCGTAGCCGATGCTGAGGGCAAGGGCGCCGTCTTTCGCCAGCGCGCGCGCATCCGCGCCACGGCTGGCCTCAAGCGTAAGCTTGCCCTTCAGCAGCAATCCGCGCGCATCCTCGCGCGCTTCGGTCCAGACCCCGACCGGCTCTGCCGCGTCGTGGCCCCACAGCATCGCCGGCATGGTGCCAGCTGCCTTGTGTTCCTTCAGGGACTTCTCGAAACATCCCGGCTGGCACATGTCGCCGCCAAGGTCGACGTTTCCGAAGGTCGAGCCATAGCCGGTGATCTCGCCGGTATCGGCCGCGAACTTGATCTCGATCGGTCGGGTGAATTCGAAGGCCCGCATATCATGCTCCAATGGCGCGCAGAGACGGTCCAGCCTTTCGGCTGATATCCGTCCGGCGCTCAAGCAGAGCCGCGGGATGGGGGTTTCGCGATGGGCTCGGCATCCGCCGCAGCTTTTCGCGATTTCCCCGCATACGCTGATTTGGATTCATGCGTCAAGCCCCGCCTAATTCGAAACCGCGCGCTTCATGTCGCGCATGGCCTGGTCGGCCGCGCCGAAGCCGTCGAGCTTCGCCACCATCGCGGTCATGACGCCCAGGCCGGCGTAAGCGATCGATCGTTCGGTGTGCCCGCGCTCGAGCAGGCGCACGACGAACATCCCGATCTCGTCGGCCGCGTTCTCTCCGAAGGCGACACCGAATTTTTCGGCGAAGCGATCCGCGAAGCGCCGCAGTGCATCGCTCAGCTCCACCTCGCCGTCAGCCTTTCGCATTTCATCGAAGCCGATGCTCAGAAACGCCATCGTCATGGCGCCGCGATCGACGCCGGCTCCCAGCGCCTTCCGCATCGCCTCGGTCACCATTCCGGCCGCTCTCTCGAAATGTTCCTCGTTGACCTTCACAGTCGCCTCCTGAGTTTTTTTCCACCGTCTCGAAAATAATGAAGTCGAAGCGTTGGCAACGTGATGCCCAACGCCTTGGCGATGGCCTGCTTGCGAAAACCTCGCGCACGCCAAGCCCTGATTTTCTTGAGGTTTTCGTATGTAGGCACATGCGCAGGCCGGCCCTTCGATCGCTCAGCGGGCAGCGCGTCACCGAACAGGTCCCGGAATTCAGTGCTCACCTAAAAAAAATCCCCGAATGAGGCCAACACCGGTCCCTGAAATCGCAGCGAATTTCTTTTCGACCCCCCCCCGGTCGGCGCAGCACGAAGGGGCTCACCTTTTGCTGAATTGAGCCCCTTCGTAGGAAACCCTGTAAGTATTTGATCCCCTTCGCGAAGAAGAAGCCCAAGAGTTGTCGGAAGCACGAAGGGGCTCAACCATCTGAGTTTGAGCCTCTTCGTGAGCCCCTTCGGCGGTGTGAGCACCTTCGTGGTCACGGTTGTGCTCCCGACATCCGCAGGGTCCAGCCGCCTTTGAAGCCATCTTTGGCGGCAACCACCTTCAGGCGCCCACGGGCGCGCTTCAAAGTCGCCTTGGAAATGCCGGCCTCGGTGGCGTCCTTCTCGACATCCTTCGCCAGAACCGGGCCGTTGCGCAGGACATCACGAAGGAAGTCTTCGGCTTCGCGGACCTGTCCGTCTGATTTGACGCCCTCGGCAGACGCATGCAGTGCCTGGTTTGCGGTGATCGTCACCGGCTCTGAAGACCACGACACCCGTGATGTCGGGATCCCGCAGGAGGTGGTGGCGGACACGATGTTGAACCCGATCCCGGGCGGCAGCACGCCGATGTTGGACTTCACCGGCAACAATAGGCGCCGGTCGGTGTCTGTCTCTTCGATCGCAATGAATACGAGGCGCGCGGCGGCAACAAAAGCGAGCGAGCCGGTGATCGCGTGCATGGCCTTGGCCTGCGTCGCCTTCGGCGGATGCGACACCGCCAGCACCGACACGTTGTGGCGCTCGGCAAACTCCGCCACCGGCTCGAGCACAGCCCGCACGTCACTGGTGCGGTGGCTGTCGACCTTGCCCATGTAGGAGGTGATCGGGTCGACCACGACGAGGCGGACGTCGCCGAGCGCCTTCACCTTCTCGCCGAGCAATCCCAAGTCGCCCTGCAGGCTGAAGGTCCGGCGCGCGCCATTCTTGTCGACCGTGGCGCGCAGCACATGCACCCGCTTCAGGTCGGCGCCGGCGGCCTCGAGGCGCGGCCGTAAGGTGTCGCTGACCGAATCCTCCGCGGACAGAATGATGGTTGAGCCAAATGGTGCCGCGCCGCAGCCATCCGGCCACATAGCTCCGGTCGAAATGCGCGCGACCACGTCGATCGTCATCTGCGACTTGCCCATACCGGGATCGCCCGCGACCAACGTGAGCTTGCGGGCGGCGAGCCGGTTCGGCCACACCCAGTCGATCCGAGCGGCCGCAACGTCCTGCACGACTTCGAAGACAAGCCGGTCGCAGTCTTTTGAGGCGCGCGGCGCCGCGACGTCTTGGCTAACCGTGCGCAAATTTGCGCAAGGTTCGGCAATGTCGGTCCGCTCACTCTCCACAGCCGCCTCGGCCTTGAAGCTTTCCGCGATGATGGCGGTGATCACGTCGACGCCGTGCTCTGCTAATAGCCCGTTCGCGTCCGCGATCTCGTGCAAGGCGTCGACCCCGAGTGCCTTGTCTAGCTGGCCGGCAAACACCCAGCCAGCGACCTCGCCAGCTTGGAGACGATAGACCGTGAGTTTCAGTTCCGGCTTGGCACCGGCCACGGTCCGCGCGGCGGATGCCAAGGCATCGCTGAACAGGCGATTAAGCGGCGGTGCCACGTTCACGAACCGATCAGACCTTCGGCCTGGGCCCGCGCCAGCGCGGCAGCAATACCGGCCGCGAGCGCCGGGAGATGCGACACCGACATGGTGAGTCCCTTGCGACCGGGTTTCAGTTCGTCGCCAGAGCGAAACCACACGCGTATGTCGATCGTGTTCCGGCCGCGGTATTGATCGAGCGAGACGCGAAGCAACTCGCGCTCATTGCGCTGGTGCTCGACGATTATGATGGGGAAATTCGCCACGGTTTATGCCGCGCGCGATTCCGCGATGATCCGGTGCAGCGCCTCAACGCATTCTGACCGAAGCCACCGGTTTATATTGGGCCCGATCTTGATCGGCTTCGGATAGCGCTTGCCGGCGCCGCGATAGATGGTGGCCGGATTCAGCGGCTTGGTGCCGCCAAAGAATGCGCAGACTTGATTGATGTCGAGCAATTCGGATTGCTCAACCTTCGGTGCCGAAGGTTCGGCGGTCGCGATGTCGGACATAGGTGCCTCTCCGCCAGTCGGCGCATGTCGCGCCCTGTGAGGAGAAGCATTTCTCTATTTGCGAAGTGAAAGGAAGATGGTTGGGAAAATAGGGTGGGTTGAGTTCCGTGAACAAAGTCAGTGTGTGGAAAAACCCTGCTCCAAACTTGCGCGCAGTTCGCGATATGCCGCGATGATCTCGTCGGCTTTTGCTAGCACTTCCTCGCGACCAGCAATCTTTTCGCGGAGAACCGCCAGCTCCAAGTCGTCGCTCGCAAAGATCAGAGCAACCGGATCGGCACGCTCGCCAAAAGCGAGCCGTCGCTTGCGCGCTTCGTCAAGAATATGGTCTGCGATGCGGCGGATATCGGGATCAGACTGAACTAGGCTGCGACCTCTCCGATATAAGGCCCGAAGGTTTTCAAGTGGCTTTTTGTTGTCACCGAACAGCCTCCTACCGAGGCGCCCGGCTGTATCGCGATCGGATTCCGCCCGTGAGACGGGCTGCAGATCCCGCTCGAGTTCGACCAAGCAATAAATTGAAACGGGGACGCCCTCATGAAGTTTCGGGTTCATTTCGTCCTCCGCATCGCTACAACCTTCGCGCCTGATTTGCCAACGACGGCCTGCAGCCGATCAGCCCACAATTCCAGAGCCGCGCGCTTTTCCTTGTCGTAGGTGTATTGCGAATAGACCGCGAGCGTGACGCCGGCCCGCGTGGTGCTGCGATGATTCGCGACATGGCCCAGCACAATCGGCGCGACCCCGAGACGCGCCATCCCGGTCAATGCCGTGCGTCGCAGATCGTGCGCCGACCACGGCGCTATCCCGAATCGCCCAAGCGGGCGCTCATCGCTGGTTTCGTTCGCCCGCAGGATCGCGCGGGCGACGACCACGGGAGATAGCGCGGCATCCCCGCACGGGAAAACGAACTCATCATCTTCATCGGTTTTCTGAATTGCTTCATTTATCAGTTTAACCGCCATGTCGGTCAGCGGCACCACATGCGCGTGGCCGTTCTTGGTCCGCTCGCCCGGTAGCCGCCATTCCCGGGCCTTCATGTCGACTTCGGCATTTCGCATGCCGGCGACCTCGCCCACCCGCTGGCCCGTGACGAGGCAGAGCCGGATGACCTGCTGCGCCTGCCACGATCGCGCCAGTGCCTTCGGCAGGCCGTTCCACAGCGTCGCGATCTCATCGTCGGTCAGCACCCGATCGCTGGCCGTCGCCTCAGCTGGCTTCGCCATACCGTCTAGCGGGTTCGCTTCGAGATATTCGTTCTGGACGGCCCACCGGACCATCGCCCGCACGTCTTCGAAAACGCGCGTGGCCTCGACCTTGCGGCCGCGCCGCAGGATAGCGTCGGTGACGTTGCGCACGTCCCGGCGCCGGAGCTCGCCCACCTTCACGGCGCCGATCACCGGCACCACGTTTTTTCGGAGCCGCCTCTCAATCTCGGCCAGGCTCCGCAGGGACGCCTTTTCCGGGTCCGCCAGATAGGCATCAACCAGCCCGGAAACGGTCATGGTGGCGGTCGCCTGCCCGGCCAGCACGTTCCGAGGGTCTTGGCCGTTCTGGACGTAGCCCCGGGCCTCAAGCGCCTTCCCACGGGCCGCAGCTAGGGACGTGGCCGGATAGGTGCCGATTGTCGCCCGCGCGCGCTTCTGGTCCCGCGGCGACGTGAAATTGAAGGTCCATGAGCGATAGCCGCCAGCCGTAACCCTCAGCGCCAAACCGGGGACGGTCTCATCGAAATAGTCTGTCTGCGTACCTGCAGCCGGCGCGGCGGCGCAAAAGCGGTCGGTTAACTTGACGCGGGGCATGGGAACAATCTCCCGAAAACTTGGTCGACGCGTACCTATTAGGTACGCCAGCACGCGCTGGCCTGCAATACAGTGCGAGACCATGTTAACAGAAATGGCAAAAACACTCGTAAAACTGAGATTTTTGGCTTCGCATCGCATTGCACCGCATTGCAGGGAATTGCGCCCGAAGCCACTGTTAACCGGTTGGTCGCTGGTTCGAATCCGGCCCGGGGAGCCAATTTCATCCGACAATTCGGCGGCGAATAATCCGGCGCCTCTGGGATTTCGGATGCGCACCCGAATCCGGTTCGCAGAA